TAAAGCGGCTTGTGCTGCGGCCAATGTTTTCGGTCCTAATTTACCATCGGGTACTAAACCTGATTGAAATTTAGTATTTAAATGGTCTTGTAACTGTTTAACTTTTTCGTTATAAACACCTGGTTGAATTGCGGTATCTAGAACTGATTGTTCAGTTATATAACTTTTGTGAAGTTTTGAAATATTTCTTCTCTCATCTTCGGTTAATATAAATCTATTCATATTTTTTATTTATTGTTGTAGTTTAGTTAATAAAATGTCAATATCGGAATTTTTTAATTGACCTGTTCCTGTAGGAACACCTAAAGTAGTTTGTAATTTAGTAATTCCCGCAAGTGTATTTTGAGTATATTGTTTTTTTCTATTAACTTGTTGAGTATTTTTTTTAGGTGTGGTAACGGTTGACTCTGGTGTAGTTGTTTTAAATTCCGTAGCACAATCAAATGGTTCCCATCCTACATTACTCAAATTACCAGATGACAAAGTAGGATTTGACGTTGGTTGCTTTGTACCATCTTTCCAATATCTGAATTTAGCGTCAGCATAATATTGGTTTCCATCTGGGTTACTATACTTCGTAAGTCCATTTGATGGTATTAAACAAGGATATTTTGCTAATTCTGCGTTAGAAGATACCACGAGTTGTGTTCTCTTGGTAGCTGCCGCAGCAGTAGCTTTCGCCGCTTTATCAGCCGCTTGAGTAGTTGGAATAGTTGTATCATTACATATAGCGTCAAAATCATCTTGAACACCATATGGCCAATTTTCCCCCCAATATTTAATTTTTGATGTAGTCGTCTGGAGAATTTTACTCGAACACCAATATCTAATAGTTCCCGTATTGTCTTGAAGAACCTGACCCGTAAAGTCATCAACGAATTGATATTTCACATTAGCGGCAATTAAATTGTTTATAGATTCTTTTTTAAATACTGTTGATTTAAATAGTTTTAATTCCCAATTTACATTATTATCGTCACCACTTTTAACTTCACAGTCAATATTTGAATAAAGAGTAAGTGTTCCCTTAGAATTATCGACTTTGGAGAAATATTCCATCAAATATTGTGATTTGGTTCTTGATTCGTGTAACGAAAGAATTCTTAGAACTTCTTCCGATTTTATTTCAAATAAATTTTTTTTCATAAAAAATGTTTTATTATAAATATCAATAAATGATAAAAATTCAGTTTATTTGTATAAAAAAAAAAAGGTCAGATTTCTCTGACCTTTTTCAAGATTTATTTAAGTTTTGATTATCTCAATTCTTTTAAATCAAATGTACGTACTCCGTCAACTGTAACACGAGCGTAGAAACGGTTATTAACCATTTTCTTAGCGTAACGTGTCATAATACCTTTAATAGGTGTGAAGTTGAATGGGTTGTACATTGTTGGAGTTAATTGTAATGGTACATACGGTGCGTAGATGTAACCTGTGTCTAACAATGACGTTCCTTTGTGACCAATCAAGATTTGGTTAGCTGGGAAGTAAGGGTCACGGTAAACTTGGTAACGACCTGCTAATGTACCAACTCTTTCAATACCCATGTTGTATTGGTCTTGCTCAGGAGACGCGTTAGATACGTGGAAGTATTCTAAATCGTCAAAGATAGCTGAAACCTCAGAAGAAACAACAATCCAGTTAGCTCCACCTCTCAATGTAGATTTGTGGATTTGTGCTGACAATTGGTTGATTGCAGTAATCAAAGTTTGGTTCCAATCTTTTTGAGTGTAAGAAGTTGTTTGAGAAAGTCTTCTCCATCCGTTGTAATCCCAACGTAGATTCCAAGCCGCTCCTTTACGTAAATCACGTAAAATCTCACGGTCAATCTCAGCAGCTACTTGTTCAGATAACAATGCAGTTAACTCAGCCTCAGCGTCGATGTTATGGAAAGCCGCAACGTCTTGAGCTAACTCAGGAGACCATTGTGCTCTTAATTTTCTTTCAGTAACAGATACTGTAACAGAATCCAAGTCGAAAGAAACCTCACCGATTTTGTCTTCGAATTCTAATTCTTCGTAACGTCTGAATACCGCAGTAATCGCTTCAGCATCTAAAGTTTCAATCAATGTTCCGTTGTATCCGTCAATAGACTCAGCGTCACATGTAGGACAAACAGGACAAGATAAATCAACTTCTAAATAAATACATCCGTCAGCACTACAAACATTTTTGAATGAACCACCGTTTCCTGTACTTGGCCATACTGTATTTACAGTGTTACCGTATTGAACGATACCTTTACCATATTGTTGAGTAACAACTCTGAACAATAATGGAATAGAATCTCCATCAGCATTTACGATAGTATCACAAGCTGAACCACCTGAAATTACTAATAATGATGGGTCAGCAACTAAACGTAAATCAGCTAAGAAAGTTTCACTATCCATTTCGTTACCGTCAGGACCGATTAATTTTCCAGCTCCATTATCTGCGAAACCACACATTTTAACAATAAGTTTTCTAACGTTTTTACCATCGTAAGTAGTACCTGTGTAATCAGTTAATCCACCATTTGCCCATACTTGAACATCTGTAGTAGCAGTAACTGCTGACCAACGACCTTTAGAATAATCGAATAAACCTGCTGGGTCTAAACCTGGCTCAGTTCCTTCGTAGAATAAATCATAAAGATTTTTCTTGTAACCACCTGTTGCATCAGTATAACCATCATTTTGATTTGTTGGTCCATTAGGTGCTCCGATTGGTGCGTAGTGGTCACCTGATTGATTAGCAGTACCACCGTCATATCCTTGGATTTTTGGTACGAAGAAGAACAATTTACCGATTGGTAAGTTCATTGCTTGTACAGAAACGATATCATTCGCTAATAATTTAGAGAATACACGTCTAACGATTGGGAAAACAACAGTTTCAAAAGAACCTGATGACCCTTCAGAAGTCGCTTCATTGATTAAGTGAGATGCTTGGTTCTCATATAATTGAGCCACGTTCTCTTTAAGATGTCCTTTAAGACCATCTAGGAATCCTAATCTATCCCATTTGTTAATTGTATCTTCTTTGATAACTTTAAGGTGTTTTAACCCGATGTTACCTACAAGACCTGATTCTAATAATGCTCCCATTTTTAGTTTTTTGTTTTTATTTTATTTGTTTATTTTATTTTTTATCTTAATTTTGTCATTAAATCTTTCATTCTCAAGAATTGAGGATTTTCGTAAGTTTTTGACTCAATTAAGTTAACCGCTGAACCTGTTGATGGAACTTTATTTAAATTTCTCTCAATAGATTCGTTCATTGGTTGTGTTTTAGTATTTGATAATTCGTCTTTAATAACTTGGTACAAATTTTTAGATTCTTTAATTGTTTCTACAGTATCAAATCTTTTTAGAATATTAATTTTTTCATTCTTAGTTGTAGTGTGTTCAGTGAACAAACGTGTAGCGTACGCTAAGTTTGAATTGAATACTGCAACTTCAGTTAATTTATTTCTAAATACATTTAATGCTTGTCTGTATTCTTCATTTTTTTCTCTTAATACTTTTACTTCACTACTATTAACGTTTTCAAGGTTAAGATTTCTGTTAGGTGTAATTCCTTTTCTCAAACCACGTCCTGATTTAGAACCATTTCCGTAAGTACGAGCAGCTTCTTTAGTTTCAACCTTTTTAGTTTTTGGTTTTAGTTTAAATTCACCGTCTAAGTTTTCACCATCTTTGTAAGAAAATCCTTTTTTCGCACTTCCTGTTCCCATAGTTGTGTTAGCTGTTTTTTTCACAGTTTTCCATCCACCTTCTTGGTTAGGTTTTGCTGAATAGATTTTTTTCTTATTTGGGTTACCCAAACCTAATCCTTTTGATTTGAAAGATTTTGCTTCCATAACTGAATCTAAGTCGTAAGATTCAACTTCTTCTTCGTCTTCGAACTCTTCGTCCAACTCATAAGATTCTTCTTCGTCTTCATCTTCCATTTCTTCTTCGTCTTCATCTTCCATTTCATCTTCATCATCCATTTCTATTTCGTAAACGATATCGTCTTCGTCCATTTCCTCTTCGTCATCTCCCAAATCTACGATGTCTTCATCGTCTTCTTCATATTGTTCGTTAGTTGAGAAAACTTTGTCAATAATACTTTTTACGTCTTCGTCATCATTGTCATCGTCACTAGAGAATTCAAACTCATCATCTTCATCTTCATCTTCATATTCGAACTCGTAAAGTTCGTCTTCAGATTCATAATCGAATCCTTCTTCTGATTCTTGTACAATCATATATTCTTTGTTAGTTTTATTATCTTTTAAACTGATGTTATTAGAATTGTCTTTTTGAACAATGATTTCATCATCAGGACCCATCAATTGAAATACACGTAGTACTTCATCAGTGTCCTCTTCACCTGTTAAATCAATAACTGGTTCTTCTTCATCATCCATAAATTCTGAGTCCATCTCATCATCTTCAAGATTATCAGTTTCATCATCTTCCATGTCATCCAACTCAACGTCCGATTCCATATCATCTAATTCCACATCTGTGTCTTCAATCTCGTCACCTTCTTCATCTTGTTCCGTTAGAGATTCTTTTACTAATTGATTGATTTCTTCTTTCATAGTTGACTGAAGTATTCCTTTTGCGTTTTCGGCTACAACATCCTCCAAATTCTTAATTTGGATTATTGCTTCTTCTACCAAAGATTTTTTGTTTTCCATTTACTGTTTGGTTATTTTTTTATATAAATAGTCTCAAATAATAAAAAAGTCAGTTTTTAATATTCAAACAATTATATATTTGATTTTAATTTTTTAATTTTATCAAGTTCAATTTTGATTAAATCCTCTAAAGCTTGTTTTTTATATAACAAATTATCTAATCTTCTTTGACTTGTATTAAATAATTGTTTAACTTCATCCTGTTTATTTAAATTATATTTGTTATACATTTTAGGTTTTTTTTCAGATTTAAATTCTATATTAGTCATTAACCATGGTTCATAAAAATTAATATAGTCATCTGATGTTTGTACAATTCTTCTTTTTTCATTTGAGAATGCGATATATTCTGATTTTGAGTAATTAACTAAAAATAGGATGTCAACATTTTTTTCAGAATACTTACTTATTTTAATTCTTGTTTTAACTCTAAAAAACGTATCTCCTTCGTGTTTGTCAACATAACTGTTTATTGATTCAAATGGTTTAACCTGAACGTGATATTGGTTACCATTAATTTCGACTGATATATCTTTACCTTCCAAAGTATCTCTCCTATCACCTGAACAAAATCTTTTTAAAATTGCATTATCACCAAAATAATTTTTTAACGCGTCCATACTGAACATTTCGTTTCTATTACCTTTATCTATGGTTTCTTGATTTAATGAAACTAATTTAGTGGTATAACCATTTTTACCAATGTCTTTAAAAAGTTTTTCACCATTATCAGACATCCATTGTATAAATTTTTTTTCAGAATATTCCTCATCACCAATTTCTTCTAAAAATCTTTTAACTAATTCATCACGTACTATTGTGTTAGTGTCAAATCGGTTTACTATTGACCATTCATCTTGACCTTCTAAATGGGGGTATAAATAAATGACCCCTTCATTGGTTTCACAATTATTATCGGGATTTTGAATCTTACCCCAAAAATTAGTTCCTTGATAAATATTTTTTAAGGTTTCTCTAATAGCCACGGCAACGTTATCGGATTTTGATTTCCATTCATTTAATAACTGTTGTTTAATTTCGTTTAATAAAAAAGAATTATTATTATATTTCATGTTATATAAATATTCATTAAACAAAAAAAGGAGGGTAAAAACCCTCCTTTAAAAATTATCGTTGAAAAAAACTTAGTCTATCACCTCATCAATTTTACTTTCAACAATACCAGTTATTCTCCAATCCATAGTATAGTTCTCATACACTTTGGTTACTTTCGCCTCAACATCAGTTGGTGAATAACCAAGAACTAATTTCTCTTCTCTCATTTTTTTTACTTTACCTGATTCTGTATCTAACAAATCAGAACAGATTTTTGCTACGAAATATTTTTCTCCTTGTTCCATATTTTTTAATAATTTAATTTCCTAAATAATCGGATAATCTTTTCATTAAGTCAAGTGATTTATTACCGTTGTCTGAAACTTCAGTATTAGACCTCATTTTCTTTTCTTCCTCAAGATTCTCATCGTACTTAAATTTATCTTCAGGATTATTGAAAAGATAAGCACCTGGTGTAGATGGTGATGATACCAAGTCAAAACAAATTAATTCAAAATCGTCTTGTACTTCATTTTTTTCACCAACCTTTTTAAGTGAACCAACACCTCTTGATGAAATACCTAACGTAACGCCTTGTCTAAGGTAGTTTGCTGCCATATCACCTTTAGTTGATACAATCCCTCTCTCGTGGAAACCTGGACTTGTTAGAAGTTGTAATTTACCAATAAGGACATTACCTTCCCACCATATTTCGGTAATCATGTGAGATACACGGTCCAAATCTATCAAAGAAGATTCGGGGTGGTTTAATTCAGATAAAGACACCCCTTTTTCTATCAATTTTTTATAATTTTCGGCTTCACGTTCTAAAATACGTTTAGGATAGATTCTACCATTTCTATTTGGTGTGTCATACTTCTGTAGTACGGCATAAAATTCGAATGGTTTAGAATAGTCTAAAAAACCTTTAGACTCCTGTATCACACTTAAATTATGTTTGTCTTTTGGGGATATATATCCTGCATCATATTCTATAAGAATTCCCTTTTTACCGATATCGGTTGGGCTTAATATTTTTAAATCCATCTTAAATGTTTATTTAATAAATATTAAACACTTTCGGTTTGGTACTCTTCTTCTAGTTTTTTACTTTTAGTTAGTGTGAAATTAAAATAATCGTTATTATTAAAATTCTCATCGTAGATTCTTGTTACGATATTTTTTAGATTTTCTTTTATCTCTTTTGATTTAAAATCAAGTTCTTCTTCGTTTAAGAAAAAATTGATTTCTAAGTTCATAAATGATTTTTTACCTAATGTTAAACCACTTGACCGTAAGTCTAAATCCACAATAAAACTGTCATCAAATAACACTTTGTCTAATGTTTCATAAACGGAATGTTTAACGGCTCGGCTTAAATTTAAAACGACTCTTGTCCAATTCTCAGGTTCATTTATTGGTTCGACCCATGTTTGTAAATTTAAGTACAATGATTTGAAATTAATTGAGTCTACAGTACCATATACAATTTTAGATGTGTTGAATCCCTGTATTTTTGAGGTTTTCCCCTTTTTCATTATTTTTCATATTATAATCGTTTATTTTTTTAAAATATAAGTATATTTACCTTTATAGTCAAAAAAGTAAAAATATGCTAATAGTTAAAGTTGATAAGAACTCAAATATTGAGAAAGCCCTAAAAGAATATAAGGGAAAAATAATCAGAACAAGACAGAGTTCTAAATTAAACGAAAGAAAAGAATTTATAAAAACTTCCGTAAAAAAAAGAAACGTACTCAACAAAGCTAAGTACGTTCAAAAAAATTATAAAGATAAATCTAATTAAAGATTCTCGTTCAATCCTTTTAGTTTGAAATAAGTTAATTTATCGTATTTCTCAGATTCGATTTTACTAATCGTTTCATTAATTTGTTTACCTGTTTCGTAATCAGTGTTATCTCTTTTTAAAGAAGTTAATTTAGATATTACTGATGATTTTAACGGCTCGAAATTTTCAATTAACGTTTTATCATCTTGTGATAAAAGACTAAACAATTCTTTTTTATCTGATTCATTTAAATTATCCAAATAATCAGTAATTGTTCTGTTAGCAATTGAAACCATTGAACTAATTGGAATTTTAGCAAATTCTTTTTGAACTGTTGGTTTTTTCTTTAACGATTCAGATATTAGCTTTTTACTGTTAATTCTTGACTCAATGGTTAATATATTATCCGAAAACAAATCATCAATGTGTTGGTATTGGTTTGTCGTTTTAATATTACCAACCCAATTTTTTAAAGTTGTTAAATCGTTTAAACTAACCTTACCAACTACTTTGTGGTAATTAGAAATAGACTCATTAATATATGTCTCAACGATTGATTCATTGATACCTTTATTAGATGTTAAATCATCATACAAGTAATATAATTTACTAATATTTTTATTTTCCAAAACATATTTCTTAAAGTTAGATAACTCTTGTTTAAATGTTTTTTTACTATATGACTCAGACAATAATGTCTCTATTTTTGATTTTAATATTCCGAATTTCATAATTTGTTTTCTATATAAATATCAACGATTTAGAAGTTTATCTAATTGGGTTTCAATATCACCCAAAGAATTTCTTGCCTTAGATAAATCAATAAAAGAGTCATCCTCAGTTAGACTATCACTTTCTAATAATATTTTTAAATTATCTTTTTTATCAATTGATTCAGGTGTTAGACCCGCGTCACCACCTGGTACAGGACCTGGAGGTGCTGGAGGACCTTCCATTCCACCACCCATGTCGGGAGCTCCCATATCACCGCCTGGCGCTGGCGGAGGAGTTGTTGTGGCATTTTGAGTACCACCTGATTTAGTTGCGTACAATTTGTCGATATTATCAAATAAACCTGTATGAGTGATAATTGTTGCCGTATTAACTAATTCAGCACCGACTGCTCTTTCAATTCTTTGTTGTTGTAAATCAAGTTTAATTTCATCATCTGAGAAACCTAAAATATGTTTTTTAGCCCATGACGCTGAAACAGGTGCGATACCTTCTTGTGCTGGCATTACCGCATCTTTGTATAATAACATTTTTTCTTTCCAAATGTCAATTTTTAATAAATCGGCTTGTGAAGAAGGATTAGTTAAACTTAATGTAAAGTTAGATAATTCATCCTCAAATCCTAATAAAAATAAATGGATAATCGCGATTTTATTCATCTCAGCAATCATACATTTCTGTATTTTATTAATAGTTCTTGCAAAACGAATATCCATTAATGATAAGTCTTTACCACCACCGACAGGTTCCTCAAATCCTAAGAATGCTTTTGGTACACGTAATGCCGTTAATAATTTCTTTTGGATGTATTCGATATCGGCAATCTCACCTAAGTTCTGAGCGCCTGGTAATGTTTCGATTGGGGATGCTTGTGCGGGGTCACGTACAGGAATAAAATAATCTTGGTCAACCGCCATTTGGTTAAACCTCATATCAACATTACCTGTTGCTGAGTCAACAACTTGACTTCTTTTGAATTTGTTAGCAACACGTTGTACGTATGGTTCAACATCTTTATCATCCATGTTACCAACGAATACTTTAAATACACGTCTTTCAGGTGCTCTTGATGTACGATAAATCAACATCGCATCCTCAGATAACAATAACTGTTTCCAAATACGTCTTGCTTTTTCTAACATTGAAGTACCATAAGGAAGTTTTCTATCATCCCCCAATAAACGGAAGTGAGCGATTTCCCATGTGTTAAATTCCATGTCTTTAACTTTCCATTTGAATCTTAAACCTTTGTTTTCAATTGGTTCATCAACATTTGCTGATTTGGCAGCCATACCTCTTTCCAAACGTTCAATCTCGATGTTTGGTAATTGCATACAACCAATAATACCTTTTTCAGTATCTAACTTTAAGTAAACAAAGTTATCCCCATACTTACATGTGTTTCTTGTCCACATAGGTAAGTTGGTATTGATATCTAAAGCGTTATTAAATAAATCGGTTAGAATTGATTTAATACGTTTAGATTCTGAGTATATTTGTAACATGTAACCATTTTGGTCAACTGTTGTAGATTCCTCACCGTAGATGTCTAATGCTGCAGAAATCTCAGGAGTGTACTCCATTGATTCGTAATCATAAAATGACGCCAAACGTGTTGGTTCATAATAAACGGCTTGTGTGTATAGATTACTTTCAATTTTAGACCATTGGTTAGCTAAAAAATAAGTTTGTTGTGCTTGTAATTTTTCCCTATCATAATCGTCCTTTGAAGTTGTTTTTAACAACTCTTTTTTGTCAAATTTATATGTGGGATAATCTTGATTTAATAATGAGTTTGGACCAAACGCGTGTGATAAACGTTGCCAAACTGTCAGATTATTTTGTTTATTTTCCATATAGTAATTTTAAATCTATTTATCAATAATTAAATAGTAACTCGTAATCAATAAATATTATCTACGACCAAATAACCACCCATAAGTTTCATAATCATTTCGACTTGGGTTATATCCATTCGATTGTCTCATTCTATCTTGATAATGTGGTATAACGGGATTAAAATCTAAGGTTTTACTAGCTTCCTCATTATCACTAACAGTCCAAGATTCTAACATTGATTTTGTTAATTCGGTTACTTTTGTTAAATTACTGAAAGATGATTCGCCAACATAAGTAGCCATTGCGATAGACATAAGTAAATCGTCATGTCGTCCTTTTTGGTGGTCAGGTCTACCATTAATGTAAATGAACGTATCCATTTCATTGTACAAACGATGACTATATATTTTAAAATCGTGTCTCATCGCCTCTTCATATGATGCGATAATCTGAACACGTTTATTATTAAAGTTAATTCCTGGTATCTTCTCTGCAGATTTTGGATTATATTTCCAAGTGTTACCTAATTCAACACCATCAACATATAAATCTTTATATCCTAATTCCTGTAATTTACGTGATGTGGATACTCCCATACCACCCGTGATATCTATTACGATATAGGCTGAATACATATTGGCCCATTTATAACATATTTCAGCCATAGTGTCAGGAGGTAATTTACCGACAAATTCTGCAACTTGTTCACGAGTATCAAAATCGACTAATTGAAATGAACTAAAATCCTCACTATCCCCACGACTGACATCGACACCCATAATGTATTTATGGCCAATAACAGGGTCCTTCCAAATCCATAATTGATTACCCAACATTTTATTTTGAGGTTCAACCAAATAATTCTCACGGATTTTTTGCATTAATCTTGAGTCAAATACGTTATCCCCTGAACTAAGGAAGTTACACTCTAACTCTTGAGAAACTTTACGTTTGTCGTATTTAAGTTTTTTAACCATTCTTTCAAACCAATCAGAACATGGTTTGTGCCCATCCTTAATTAATTCTTTAGCAACCTCAAAATCTCTCTCTAAAAATGGTTTGTCAGCCCAACTAATAATTTTGGTTGGGTCATATTCTTCTTTATTTAAAAGATAATGAATAGCATCATCAGTTTTAACAAAATATAAGTCGCTAGTATAACGAGGGTCACGATACCAATACATTTCCGTAATTTTGAAATCATTCATATTACGTAACGCTTGGTCATAAATCTCATAGTAAATTGGGTCATTACCGTTAGGTGTTGATACCACAATTACTTTACCCCCTGTAGATAGGGACGCCATACAGGCAGACCAAAAGTCACTGTCGGCTTCGATAAACGCTGCCTCATCAAATACAAGTATTGTTGGAGTAAATCCACGTAAAGCATCCTTAGATGTTGCAACCGCTTTAACCTCACAACTATTTGTTAATTTCCAATGTTTGGTAGATTTTTTATTTGGGTCAATTCCGACATTAGTCCATGACGGCCATTGAGTTACAAACAACCTAATCTTATTCGCCATCTCGATTGATGTATCAAGTTTGTTGGCAATAATAAGAATTTTCTCAGGTTTTTCTTTTTTAGCAAAAGCTAATTTTTTTGATATCCAAGCGGCGGTAACTGTTGATACGCCCGCTTGTCGATATTTTAAGGCAATGTTCTCATTATAATCTTCATAATCCTGTAACAATTTGATTTGGTCAGGGAATAATTCTAGTGGAACAAATTTTGATACTGTGTTATCGTATGTTTGTAGATACGTTCTTAAAGCGTATGAGGTGTCCCTCATACACTTTACGTATTCTAGTAATATTTGTTCTTTAGTTAATGACATACATTAATCCTCGTCCATCCAAGACATGTCATCGTCAGAATCATCGTCTTCGTCTTCGTCAGGTTTATTACCATATTGTTTTTTAGTCATATATGATGGGTTTTGGTCCATTTGTTTTCTAAGACTTCTTGATTTTTCAACCAAACTACCGATATAATTCTCAGCAAATTCAGGGTCTTCTAAACCTAATGTAAATAATGACTTAGTTAATTTAAATAATTTATCTTTATTTTCGTTAGATAAAAATTTAAGTAAAAACGGTGTTAATTCTCTTTGTTCATTCACATCACTTACAACTCTGTTAAAAATTTTGTAAAATTCAATGTAAAATTTTTCACTGTATACCAAATCGTATGCTTCAACTTCTAATGAAGTGGCAGCTTTTTTAGTAAGTTCTCGTTGTCCTTTATCTTTAGGTCCACCAGCTGATGTAAAGAACATGATAACACCTTTAATTAATTCGTGAACTAATAATGGTAATGTTGATGCTCTTGCCTCAATAGTAAAAGGACCATTAGCTTTTTTAGGTTCTTGTGATGGGGTTCTTTCAGGTTCTTGAGATGGTTTTCTTTTAGGTTCTTCTGAATCATCAGAATCTTCAGAATCATCAGATGATTTACTTTTAGGTTGTTCAGAATCTTCGGGTGGTTTAACTTGGATTTGACCAATTTGTCCTCCACCTGAATTACCAACATTCCCGATGTCATCAAATAACCAATACATATGTAACATAATTGGTTGTATAACATTTGATATTTGGATAATTCTCTCACCACCAGGTAGTTCTGAAATTTTATCAGCACAAATTTCATATGCGTTTGAGTAGTATAATGACATACCTCTTCTGAACATATTAATAATCATTCGTCTTGATACCTCATCAGAAAATTCGTTCTTAGCTTTCTCAACAGTTGATGGTGAAATTTTAAAAGTTGACTCAACAGATTCTTTAACTTTTTCTTCATCAAAATCAACACCTGCAGATTCGATATCACGTTTTAAATCTTCAATTTGTTGTTGTTTTTCAGCGTCGATGTCGGCAAATTTTTCGGCAATTTCCTCATCAGAAAAATTCTCAACTTTTGCTTTCATTCCTTGAAGTTGTTTTAAAAACCCTGTTGTAAGTTTACCATCCAATTTCAATTTAGCATTAAAGAACTCTCTATCAATACCCATCGCTTTTTCAACTGATTCTGCTGCAATTTCTTCAATCTCATCTTTGTTTCTCATTTGTAGTGAAATTAATTCACCCATCAAGTCACCAACAACACCCATGAAAACACGGAATGCGTTTTGAGAATCGGTTTTAAGATTTTGGTTAGCAATTGTCAAACGTCTATCAATACCTGAATTTCTACCCAATAATTCTTCTAAACGAACTATTGAATCTTTAAATGCCATTGAAGTAAAGAAATCAACTTGTGCTTGAGTTAAACCAAATTTACTAAGTGGTAATTCACCTCTTTCAATTTTACCTTGTAAATTTCTACTTGGTCTACCACCACCAACTTCAGACCCAAATGTCATTGGGGCTTCATTAATTTCTTTTTTAACTCTTTCTAAAAGATATTTTTCATCTCTAGTTAAACCTTCACTAACTAATTTTCTTTCTAAAGTTTTTTTAACTTTAAAATATTTTTCCATGTTTTTGTTTAAGCTCATCTTATAAATTATTTAATCATTCTATTTTTTTTAACTTGTCCCATAAAAAATCTAAATCCGTCAGATTTTGCTTCAGGGTCATCAGAT